TTACGAAATTTTATTTAAAACCTTTGTTGCACGCTCTTCTTCCCTTGGATAAAGGTGTGAATAAGTATTCCACGTTTCTTCCACTTTTGCATGACCTAACCGACGTGCAATTTCTTGAATGTTTATCCCTTCATTTGCAAGCAATGATGCATGTGAATGTCGAAAATCGTGGATGCGAATTTTCTTTATCGCTGCAGTTTTTGCAAACTCTTTATTTCTGTTTTCAATAGTAGTATCGCGTAAAGGTTTTGCACCTCCACATACGCGAAAATTATCATTAAATCCGGGGTATGTCATATAGCGTTTTTTGTGGTCTTGGAGAATTTTAAGCAAAGGAAAAGGAATTTGAATTATGCGTGCAGAACTGTAGCTTTTAGGACGAGTTTCTCTATCTCCACCTTTTTCCTTTTGGTTTATACTTCTGTTAATATGTATATATCCATCCTTTATATCAGTCCATTTTAGAGCATGAATCTCTCCTTTTCTCATACCCATGTAAAAGGCAATTGCAAAAAAGACGTAATATCCCCACTCTTTGTGTGTGTTTTCCTCTTGAGCTTTGTTAAGTGCTGCGGATAAAAAAAGCTTATATTCCTCAACTGTATAGAAATCTATTTTTGGTTTTTCAGGGAACTCGTTAGGGTCTTTAAAATTCTTTACCTTTAAAAGATTGTTCTTGGGGATATAGTCCATTTCTACCCCCCAATTTAAGAGAGAACGTAAGGCCGAATATATGTTTTGCTTATATCTAAGACTTAGTGGGTTACCGTTCTTTTGATTATTCATATTATCCACTTCGTTCTTCCATTCTTGAAACATGGGGACTGTAAGTTTTTTTACACGCTTATCTCCCAATTTTCCGAGCACATATTGCTCAATACGGGTCTTATTCTTATTAACAGTACTTTCTTTTACTTCACCTTTTTTAGCAGAAACATAGAGGTCGAGAAGCTGTTTAACAGTAATTCCGGAAACTGTAGGAGTTTCTTTGACCTCGAATTCAAGACGGGCTTCCAGTTCTTTCGCTTCGGCTTTGCCGTAGGCTATTCGTGTAGCTTTCTGATACTTCCCGAAATTGTCAGTATAATTTACTACAACACGATACTTTTGTTTTCCGTCCTTTGAGCCGTTTTCTTTATAAATAGGCATAAAAATACACTCCTTTTTAAAAAATGGTTGCAAAAACCCAAGGAGTGTAATATAATAACGTTAGTTGGACGTTGAGGAACACTCCTTGACGTTGCCCTACAGTGTTGGCGCACTGTGGGGCTTTTATATTTTGTGTTATAAATTACATATTGCAATTTGCTTCTCCGAGCAGGGGGACTTTGATTTTCTTAAGTTCACTTGCCGGGATAAGATTATCATATTTCTTGCAGAGTTCTTTTATGGACTCTGCTTTTTTCTTTTTAGACATTAAAATTCCACCTTACATTCTACTACTTTGCCGATAACTTCTATATATGTTTCTTTAGTATTATAAATTTGAATGTCATGTTTAGGATTGTATGACTGAGGTATAAGCTGAACGATGTTACCTTCTTTTTTAAATCTTTTTACGGTAGCATCTTCTTTGTTTACCCTTACAACAGCGATTTCGCCGTTTTCAACCTCAGGTTGTCTTCGTACTATTATTGTGCTTCCATCACTTATCTGTGCAGCATTCATACTATCGCCTTTTACTCGCAAGGCGAAATATTCTGCTCCACCGTTATGTTCTGTATATGTGTAGCCTTCTATATGTTCTTCTGCATATAAAGGAAGTCCTGCGGCAATACGACCAAGTATGGGGATCTCATGAATAATTGGATTGTAGGGAGTGCCGATGCTTTGATTGAAGGGAACAACATTAATATCTCGAAGATCTTCAGGAGAGATTCCCATGATTTCTAATGGAGAGACTTTCAAAACTTTTGCCAGCAAAGCAATTTTATCTCGTTTCATATTTTCTATATATCCAGTTTCCCATTTTTTTACTGTGCTTTTTCCAACACCAACGTATTTCCCAACAGCTTCCAAAGTAAGTCCGAGTTCTTTACGCCTCTTTTCTATATCATAATTATTTGACAACTATGACACCTCCTTATTCTTTATGATTAGTGTAACATAAAAGTTTCGTTTATGCAACATATTTTTTAAAAAATACAAAAAAAGTTTCCAAAAAGGGATTGACAGCCTTTAAAACGCGTGTTATACTAAAAGTGTCCTAAAGGAAACAAAAGGAGGTGAATAAAATGAAAAGTTGTTTGCTTAGAAGTAAAATTGTAGCAAAAGGAATGAAAATTGACCAGTTTTGCCGAGAGACAGGTATTAAAAAGACGTCACTCTACAGAAAACTTTCTGGGAAGACACAGTTTACTCGTGGCGAGATAGAACGTATCATTATTGAATTAGAACTTACTTCAGAAGAGATAATGGATATTTTTTTTGAATAGAAGTGTCCTAAAAGAAACGAAACTGAAAATTGCACAAAATGAAACAGACCGATGTGCGAATCAGTCTGTTTGAGGGGTTACTTTGTGTTTTGTATCTTTTTTAATAAGTACGCTACTAAAAGACAGTTGCCATTACATAGAAACTTGCAGTTTAGGTGGCAAGGTCTAACTTCAGTAGACGCCATAGAGATAGGACACATGATTCCATTGTTCATATTGTTAACCTCCTTCCTTTAGGGCTTAACAATATTGTACCATAAATGAAACATTTAGTGGTGCACCGTAGAGGAGGTGATTGAGGTGAATGTAATAATTTTCGGGTTATGTCTTGTTTTTAGTTTGTTGTTTTTTTATTACTTGTTCCGTGAATTAAGCTTCGTGATAATCATTGTCTCTGCTTTGTGGGCATTCTTAGTTACATTGGTAGTGAAAGAATATTTGCCAATACTATTTTCAACCATGCAAGAATTGTTACACCAAATAGAATAGCGAATACAAAGACAACGGTTTTGGCGAACAAGAATATAGCAGTAAAAATCCATTTTTCGTAAATATTTGCAAATTGATTATGACGGATTCTGTATGACAATGTTCGTTTAGGATATCCTAACAAGCTACAAAGTCTGTTGCATCTGATATCTATGTAGCGGCACAACTCTTCATATGTATCTTGCCATACCTTTTCTTTTGATAGTCCTTCTCTGAGAAAATCTATGTGCTCACTTACGAAAAATGGAAGATATTCCGATTGGGAAAATGTGTTATCAATTTCAGACAGTAGCTTTTGTAGTTCTTCTACAGAAAGTTTCTTGTACAAAAAAGGAGAAAGAATCTTATACAAGGGGAAATATACATTTAAAAATAATTCTTTCTTGGTCGAAATTTGTACGGTCTTTATGATTACGGCAAAGCTGACTACAGTCACGATAATTGTTGTTAGAATTTCTAACATATTTGATTGGGTATTGCACATAAAAATCACAACCTTTCGGGACGATTATAACACAACTACATATTAAATACAAGGAGGTGATTATATTGAAAAAGTTTCTTAAGAAATAATAAAAAATGACGGCGTAGCAGAAGCTACAACCGTCGCAAAAGTTTACAAACAAAGTATAACACAGATTAAAACAAAAAGCAAGTAGAAAGGATGTTAATTATGGTAGATAAAAATAAATTACTCGCAACCAGAGATGTAATAATGTTTTTCTTAGGCAAGTCGGAATTAGATGCCGATGAATGTAAACAGGTACTTCAGATGTGTAACGATGAGGTGGATGCAGCGGTAAGGCGTATGAGCATTACGGAAGTAAAGAGGGATGGTGATGACAGTGGCAAGGATTGCGATTAAGGACCTTAAAACCTGCCTAAGGATTTATTACACATATCCTGAAATCGGAAGTAAAGAGATAAAGGAACTTTTTGGAGTTGGTGACAATAAGGTTTGTAATCTTAAAAACCTTGTTCGTAAGGTACAAATCGAAAAAAACATAATGGTTCTGGATAAGCACAGTGTTAATACTGAAACTGCTTTTGAAGTGTGGGGTATTGACATAGGCGATATCGAGCGCAGGGTAAAGAAACTTGAGAAACTCGGGCTTTACGAAACGGAGGAAGCAGTATGACTTGGTTATATATAACGGTAATGTGGTTTGCAGCATTGTTGGTAGCTGACGATATGGGGCTGGAGCATATCCACCCGGCAAAAGGTGTGTTTATTATTCTGGCACTTATCTACAATGTGGCATATACGATGTATAAATGGGAAAGGAAGTATAAAAGATGAAAAATTATATTTGTTTAGGTGGTAAGAAAATCGAACTTACAGCGGAGCAGGTTGCAGAGATGCAGAAATCGCTCGGGATAGGACAGGTTAAGTTGAAAAACATTCCTATAGGGGAAACGTTTAAAGTTGGAGATTATGAGTTTGTTGTTCTTGATCGCTCGGAAGAAACAACAGCGGTTATTCTTAAAGATCTCTTACATAAAGAGAAGCAGTTCGGAAAGAACAATAACTTTGAAAACTCACATATTGATGAAATTTGCAAGAAGTTCAGTTGTGAGATTTCAGCGATAATTGGTGAAAACAATCTTATTGAACATACCGTGGACCTTACATCTGATGATGGTTTGAAAGACTACGGCAAAATCAAGAGAAAGATGTCTCTTCTTACAGCTAATCTCTATCGCCGTTACGTTGAAATACTGGACAAGCATAAAATAAAAGCTTGGTGGTGGTTGGCAACAGCATACAGTACGCCTACACATGAAAATGCTAACTGGGTAAAGTGCGTTTCGCCCGATGGTTGCATTTACAGCGGCTTCAATTACGACGGTACGTTTGGCGTTCGTCCGTTTTGTATCTTAAATTCTAATATCTTTGTATCACGCTAAGGAGGATAAAAACATGAAAGAAATGAAATTAACTGAAGTTATAAACGGTAAAACTTTTAAAATCGGTGATGTTGAGTTTATAAAGTTTTCCGAAGAAAACGGAGAAGTAACAGCTGTAGCAAAGGACATTGCTTTCCGTTCTCAGTTTGGAAAAAATAATAACCTCAAAGAGAGTTCGGTTCTCGAAAGACTTAAAAATGAATTCTTGCCGAAAATTGCAGAAGTTGTAGGTGAAGAAAATATCCTTGAACACAAAGTGGATTTAACAAGCCTTGACGGGTTGAAAACATATGGAGATATGGTAAGTAAAATCAGTATTCCCACATTTGATTTTTACCGTGAGAACGTAAAGATTTTCGATGAATATAACCCTGATACCTGGTGGTGGCTTGCTACTCCCGATACAACACCGGAACATCTTAACGACTTCTGGTGCCGTTGCGTTTCGCCCGATGGTAACGTTAACTTCAGCAGCAATTACGACGGTACGAATGGCGTTCGTCCGTTTTTGAAATTTGTATCTTCTATCTTTGTATCGGTTGAGGAATAAAGTATGGTTGACAAAGAACTGAAAGTTATTGTCAAAGCAAAAGAGTTAATGAAACATACGTATGTGCTTACATCCAATGCAAACAGATACCCGAAGAAGTTCAGACATTCTCTTGTGGATAGGATGCAGATTGTAAGTATGGATATATATGAGCTTTTGCTTGAATCTAATCGGATTAACAATAAAACCGAAAGATACTTCAGATGCGAGACAATAACAAAAGCTATTATGAACTGCGATAAGCTTCAGACCTACATCGAATTATCAATGGAGTTGAAGTTACTGAATCCAAAATCGGCGGAGTATTGGTCGAAAATGGTGTCTGATGTAAAGTTCATGTCTATAGCTTGGAGAACAGCTGAAAAGAAATAATCTATATAGGTTGTGCGTTGTATTTTTTCTTGCGTTTCGCCCGATGGTAACATTAACAACAACAACAATTACAACAATACGAATGGCGTTCGTCCGTCCTGGTGGATTGTCAGACAGAGTAGGCATAAGCCGAAATCAGAGCACCACATCAAAAGAACGCACAACCTTTCTTTGAAAAAAGATAAACAAAGAGGATTATGTTGTATGACCGATTTTGAGAAAGTAATTGATTTTAATAATATGTACCGTGCATATCGCAGGTCGAAGTGTGGTAAAGGTTATAAAAGAAGTGCTGCACGGTTTAACATTATGGCTCTTGATGGCGTTAACGCTTTGATAGAGCAGTTAAAAAACAAAACCTATAGAATATCTCCATACAATGAATTTACGGTTTATGAGCCGAAAGAACGTGTTATTAAGACAACATCTTTCAAGGATAAGGTCATACAGCATAGTTTATGTGATAATGTGATACTTCCCAAATTGCAGGAAATCTTTATTTTAGATAACTGTGCCGGGCAAAAAGGAAAAGGGACATTGTTTGGGCTTAACCGTCTGAGCAAGCAGATGAAAGCCTTTTATAAAAGATATGGACATAGTGGCTACATATTAAAGTGCGACATTTCGAAGTTCTTTTATAACATTTCTCATAGCCAACTGAAAGACATTGTTGAATATTATTTCTCTTATGACAGAGATATTTGTTGGTTGTGTAATCTGTTCATTGACAGCACAGAGGGGAAAGGAATTCCTTTAGGTAATCAGATAAACCAAGGCTTTGCTCTTTTATATTTAGACGGTATGGACAAGCTCATAACAGGCGAATTAGGTATAGAGTTTTACGGCCGTTATATGGATGATTTCTATTTGATTCATCCGGATAAGCAATATCTGAAGCATTGCCTTGAAGTGGTAACGGAGTTCCTGCAAACGCTTGATTTGACTTTGAATGGGAAAACACAGATATTTCCCTTTAAAAACGGTGTAAGCTATCTTGGATTCCATACTTATGTAACGAACAGCGGAAAGGTAATACGAAAACTTAAAAACCAAAACAAGAGAAATGCTCAGCGGAAGTTTTTAAAAATGGCAAAGTTAGTTGTTGCAGGTAGGCTTACGGAAGAAAAATTCTATGCTTCGTACAACGCTTGGAGAAATCACATATCACACGGCAATTGTTATAAATTAGGCAAACAGATGGATTTAAAAATAAATGAAATTTTGAAAGAGGTAAATAATATGGCTCAATATAAAACTTGCCCTAATTGTGGTGCACATTTAGATCCGGGAGAAAAGTGTGATTGTGAGGAACCACCTTAAAAGGTAGGCGAAAGAAATGGTACTCAGCTTAATGGATTTACCGCCTCGATATCGAGAACAGGCGGAAAGGCAGATTATTGAGAAAGAAAAAGCAAAAAAATCCAAGTACGGAAATGAAAAAGTAACTGTTAATGGCGTGCTTATTGACAGTAAGAAAGAAGCCCGACGGTATGAAGAGCTTATGGCGATGTTTGGGAAAGGTGAAATTGAAGATTTAAAGCTTCAGAATACATTTACCTTACAGAATGCATACACAACGCCTGAGGGCAAGCGAATAAGGGCTATAACATACAAAGCAGACTTTACATATTATAAGGACGGAAAATTCATTGTAGAGGATGTTAAGAGCCCTGTTACACGAAAGAAACCAGATTACAGGATGAAGGTCAAAATGATGCAGAATGTATTTAAGATAGAAGTTGTGGAGGTATAAACGATGAGAAAATGTAAGGTGTGCGGAATGGTCTTTGACGGTGACACAAGATACACAGAAATAAAGGGCGACAGTTACTGTGAGGATTGCATCCGTGAGATGGACACAACTGATTTGCTTGAACTTCTTGATATTGAATTCACCTGCATTGGGTTTCCGGAACCTGAAAGATGTTAAGAAAGGATAATTTATATGAAAGAGAATAAAGCATTTAAAGATATGACCTTTGAAGATTTTTCAAAGGTCGATGTTACACCACATTGTGATAAACGCAAAGCAAAAGATGACAAGGGTAAAGAAATAGAGGTTTTATACCTTAACTGGGCGAAGTGCAAACAGATTCTTCATGATTTGGGCGCACAGAAAGTATACTTTGAGCCTGTAACTGGGGCTGACGGTTCTTCTCTTATAAAAAGTGATGCTGTGTTTACAGATAAAAACGGAGTTTCGAACAGATGTTATGAGGTTAGAGTGAAAATCGTTGTTGACGACCTGGAATTTGAAAGTCAGTTTCCTCTTATGAACGGCTCCAATCCCGTAAAGGATAATTCTCTTACTCAGCAGAGACTGTGGAATGCTCAGACAAGAGCTTTTGTAAAGGGTGTAGCTATTCATATTGGTTTGGGATTCTCTTTATGGTTGTCTGACTATGAAGGGATGGAAGATACAGACGATTTAAGTTTCCACAGCCTTACGAAAGTTAGACAGCGATTTGAGGAAACATATTCTTCTAAGCTTAGATTGGGACTAAGTGCAGCAGAGATTGCAAAAGCTTTAAGTATGACGGTAGATGAAGTAAAAGCGATATTTGCGAACTTCGATACTCTTATTAGATTCGAAGAAAACCTCAAGGCAATAAAGGTATGATAGCAGATAATGACAGAAGCGGTTATTTCGGAGCAAGTGACACACCGTACATAATCGGGAACACAGAAACAAAGAGCTTTGAAAAATGGTGGCTTGAAAAGTGCGGAATACTTCGCAACACCTTCATCAATGATGCTATGTGCGCAGGAACGCATTACGAACATAAAATCCTTGAACATATAGGCGTTGAAAATATGGACAGGCAGATTATCATTGAGGATTTGAAGCTTCGGGTTAATCTTGATGGGGATATGAATCGGAAGATATACGAGGTTAAAACATACAAGCGCGAGAACGGATTTAAAGTACCTAAGAGGTATGTTAATCAGGTTAATGTTCAAATGTTTGCTACAGGCTTCAGAAGTGCTGATATTGTTGCATACGGACTTACCGAGTATGATTATAGGAATTACTTCAACCCGATAGATGATGAGAGGTTATCCTTTCACCCGGTAGAGTATGACGAACGGTGGATAAACAATATATATCTTCCGAGGTTAGAGTACTTTGCAGAATGCTTGAAGAAAGGAGTAATGCCAAGATGTTTGAAGCAGTAGGTGAAATATATAAAGTCAAGGACGGCCGTGCAATTATAGTTGCTGACATAGACCCTTACAAGGCAGAACGGCAGGAAATAAAAAGTTGCTTAGTTCGGTATGATGACGGACGACATATATCAGCTGATCAGAGACGAAAAATATACGCCACAATTGCGGACATAGCAGAATATACCGGTAATGCTCCTGAAATGGAAAAGGCTTTGCAGAAATTCTTTTACATAGAGCGGTACGGGGTGGATTATTTCAGCCTTTCAAATTGTACTGTGACAGAAGCAAGAGAGTTTATCAACTATCTTATAGACTTCTGCTTTGAGAATAATATCGGAACCCGGGACACTCTTTTGAATCGTACCGATGACATAAGCAGATATTTGTATTCTTGTCTCATAAATCGTAAATGTGCGGTATGTAATCAGAGGGCAGATATTCATCATTGCGAGGGTTCGCGTATCGGTATGGGTTTCAACCGCCGTAAGGTAAACAATATCGGAAGATTTGCTATAGCTCTTTGTCGAAAGTGTCACAGTATTGCACATAACGATGAAAAAGGATTCTTTGAAAGAAATCATATCTACGGTGTACAGCTTGATGCATATGCCGTAAAGAAATTAAAACTGTGAGGTGGTTTTATGAAGAAACCGACACAATGCGAAAGAATTATACAGTATATGAAAGATTTCGGAAGTATAACAACGCTACAAGCATTTACGGATTTGGGCTGTACGAGACTTGCAAGTAGGGTTAATGATTTAAGGAATCAAGGCTATGACATAAAGAGCGAATTTGTTTCAGGGAAGAACAGATATGATGAAACGGTGAGCTACAAAAAGTATTATTTAGGAGAGATTTAAATTGTATGGAAGAGGTAAAGTGGATAAAAATTCACGTTAATATGTTTTCAAACAGAAAGATAAAATTGATACGTTCTATGAAAAACGGAGATAGTTTTGTACTTCTGTGGACGATGCTTCTTACTGCTGCCGGTCGATGTAATGCTGATGGGAAATTATACATAGCGGATGGCGTTCCTTATACAGAGGATATGTTTGCTACAGAGTTCGATATGAAGGTTTCTATTGTCAGAGATGCATTGCAAGAATTTGAGAAATTCAAGATGATTTCCCGAATTGATGGGGTTTATTGCGTTCTCGGTTGGAGCGAATATCAAAATATAGAAGGCATGGATAAGATAAGAGAACAGACGCGAAAACGCGTTGAGAAGTACCGCGACAAGAAAGAAATTGCAATAAAGGACAACGTTACTTGTAACGCTAAAGTAACTCCGTGTAACGTTACAAGTAACGTTACGGTAACGCAATGTAACGCAACAGATATAGAAATAGATAAAGAAGAAAGAAATAAGAATATATTATCTACTACTATTAAGGCGTACGAGAAGCATATTGGAGCAATTACCGAAGTGACAGCTGAAGCTATTTCGGAGTGGCTTGAAAAAGGTGCTGACTCTTCGCTTATTATATTTGCCTTTGAACAGGCGGTGGAATATAACGCAAGAAGTTGGAAATATGCTGAGAAAATTATAAGCACACATTTTAATGCCGGGCGAAAAACAAGAACGGCTGCTGAAAACTTCGGAAAGAAAAAGACCGACAAGAAAAAAAGCGGTTCATATGAGCCTGACGATATGGCGGCTATGGAACGAAAAATGAGACTTGAAAGGATGAAAAATAATGCTGAATAAAGTAATTTTAATGGGTCGGCTTACACGTGACCCGGAACTCAGAAGCACACCGCAGGGAGTAAGCACCTGCAGTTTCTCATTGGCAGTAGACCGTAGCTTTGTCCGTGAAGGAGAAGAACGCAAAGCGGATTTTATAAACTGCGTTGCGTGGAGACAGACCGCGGAGTTTATTTCTAAATACTTCAAGAAAGGAAATATGGTTGCTCTTGAGGGGAGCATTCAAACTCGCTCTTGGGACGATCAGGACGGAAAGAAGCATTATGTAACTGAGGTTATTGTAAGTCAGGTATATTTTGCCGAGGGGAAGAGAGAATCCGAAGACGCTCCGGCAGAAATAGATATGGGTGATGATGACGATTTGCCATTCTCTGTGAGGTGACGGGATGAGTTTATTTGTAGATAACTTTGCTGGTGGCGGTGGTGCTTCCACCGGAATTGAAATGGCAATAGGCAGAAGTGTGGATATAGCAATCAATCACGACCCTGATGCTATAGCAATGCACAAAGCGAATCATCCTAACACACGTCATTACTGTGAAAGTGTGTGGGAAGTAGACCCTGAAGAAGCCTGTGAGGGTGAAGAAGTTGCTCTTGCCTGGTTCTCTCCCGATTGCACACACTTCTCAAGAGCAAAGGGTGGCAAGCCTGTAGATAAGAATATCAGAGGTCTTGCGTGGGTAACTATCAAATGGGCGTATGCAGTAAGACCAAAAGTAATAATGCTTGAGAATGTTCCCGAAATACAGACGTGGGGACCACTTGACAATAACGGAAAACCTATAAAAGAGCGTAGCGGAGAAACTTTCAACGGATTTATTGCCGTGCTTACTACAGGATTATCCAAAGAACACCCCGCATTTATTGAGATGTGTGCTGCACTTGAAATTGATGTTTATTCACGTATGGCTTCTGAGCTTTCAAACGGATTGGGATATGATGTGGATTTCAGAATACTCCGTTCCTGTGATTACGGTGCGCCTACAACGCGTACACGGTTTTACATGATTGCAAGAAGTGACGGTAGAAAGATTGTATGGCCTGAACCTACACATGCGCCAAAGGACAGTATAGAGGTCAGATGCGGTATGCTTCAACCTTACAGAACAGCAGCGGAGTGTATTGATTGGAGTATTCCTACACAGAGTATTTTTGAAAGGGATAAACCTCTTGCGGAAAATACTCTTAAGCGAATTGCAAGAGGTATAAAGAAGTTTGTAATTGATAATCCTGAACCGTTTATTATTCATTATAAGTTTGATAATGAGCCAGAAAGTGTTAATAAGCCACTTTCTACAGTTACATCAGTAAACAGCCATTATGTGGTAACCCCTACGATTATGTGTAACAATACAGGGAATGTAGGAGCGAGCGCAGATTCTCCATTGCCGACTGTAACAACCGGAAACAGAAATTTTGTAGTCGCACCTTCAATAGTTCCCGTAGGGTATGGCGAAAGGAAAGGACAGAAACCAAGAGTGAGCGATATAGAAGAGCCGTTAAGCACGGTGGTAGGAAGCAGTAAGCATTATCTTACAATGCCAATACTCACTACCTTTAACCAAAATAGTAGTGGACAGATAATAGATAGACCCATTGATACTGTTATGGCAGGTGCGACAAGATTTGGTCTTATATCACCTACCCTTATTCAGTATCACAGTGAACAGAATGAGGGCGAAGTAAGAGGGCAAGAACTCACAGAACCAATAATGACAATTGACACAAATCCCAGGTATGCCTTATCGGTAGCACACATTATGAAAAATTACGGAGGTAATTATAAGGGCGCAGGAAGTTCAGTGGATAAGCCTCTCGATACAGTAACGGCAAAAGACCATAACGAGCTTGTAACTGCTCATATAGTAACGCTTCGGAATAATATGGACGGTCAGCCTATGGATGAACCTTTGACAACAATATCCTGTAGCGGAGCACACCACGCAGAAGTAGAAGCTTTTCTTGTAAAGTATTTTTCTACTGGTTCACCGAAACCTATAGATGCACCTCTTGATACGCTGACTACAAAGGACAGATATGCTTTGGTAACTATTCATGGAGAAGATTATATCATTGTTGATATTCGTATGAGAATGCTTCAGCCAAGAGAATTATTTAACGCGCAGGGATTCCCAAAGGATTACATAATCGAACACGATCCGGAAGGAAACCCATACCCGAAGACAAAGCAGGTAGCGAGATGTGGCAATGCGGTTACTCCTCCTGTGCCGGCGGCTATGGTAAGAGTTAATCTACCTGAATACTGTGAAGAAATACAAAAGGTGGTGACAACATGAGGAAATGCGAATACTGTGGTAAAGAGTTTGAGCCGAAGCAAAGCAGAAGTAAATATTGTAGCAGGGAATGTCAGGTAAAAGGTTTTCATGCAAGCAGACCAAAAGGGGAAACAAAGAAGTGCAAGTGGTGCGGAAAAGAATTTTTTGCACCACATAAGGGGATAAAATATTGCAGTCTTCTTTGTAAGATGAAAGCAGCGGATGAGCAACGTACTATAATTGCGGAGCAGAAGAAACAAGAGAAGAAACCTATCAAGTGTAAACATTGTGGAGCTGAGTTCGTTCCACGGCATAAAAGGCAAATATTTTGTTGCGAACAATGCGGATATGAATATCGTTATGAACATACTCCCAAAAAGAAATCGAAAGGAATAAGGGAATACAACTCCCGAATTTGCGCGATTTGCGGTAAGGAGTTTGTTCCGAGTAATTCAATACAGAAATATTGTTCAAAAGAATGTAGTCGCAAAGCTCAATATAGTAAAAACAAGAAAGAAATCGTTGTAAACTCAGAAAGACCCAAGAAGAAAACTGCAAAAATATCTCCTGCGTCACAATGGTTTGCAAAGATGTCTTTGCGTGAGATTTCAGAAGAGTGTGCAAGGTTACATATTAGCTATGGCAAAGCTTCTTTGATGGCGATGAATAATATGTTGCCTGAGGATTTTGGAAAGAGGTGTAAATAGTGGCGCAGAAAACAGAAATTGTGTGTGACAGATGCGGCAAGGATATAGTAAATCCTATGAAATGCTATTGCCCCACATATGCCTTAAAGAATTATTCAGCAAAGATAACGCTGTGGCCCGTAGGAGAACCGAGAAGTAGTTTCGGACAGAGAGTAGACCTGTGTCCTGAATGTTACGAAGCGTTTGTAAACTTTATGGACGGAGGTGTAACCAATGACTGAACTTGAAATGTTGGAAGCTGAAAAGTACTGGTGTGAAAATTGCTGTAACTGGGATAAAGAAAATTTGCTTCCAGACGGATATGCCAACTGCAAAGTAACCGGAACACTTTGCTTCGCCCAGGAAAGCGGAAAAGAATGCAAGTGCTTTAACGTACCGGCAGAGAATGTAATTGTACTGCCTTGTAAGGTGGGTGATGTGGTGTATGTGATACGATATGCACCAATAAGTCAACGGTATTACATAAAAGAAATCATCGCAAAAGTTATTATCAGCATAAACGAGTATTTTTACTTAGAAGATGACGGCAAAAAGTTTATGTTTGGAGAAAAAGCTTTTGCATCCAAAGAAGAAGCAGAAGCGAAGCTGAAAGAAGGTGTGCAGGGGTGAATTATAGATATTGCACCGAAGTATGTTCGTTATGTGGAATAGAACACCCAAAAAGGGACTTGAACAAAATATACATATCTTACGGACACGTATCTATATCATAGAGCAAGATATTGAAAAAGATGGCGGAATGATGAATATAATGAAGCTTATTTCTGCAATCGAGGGCAGAGGATATGGCTATATAGGCTCCCAGAAATCCATTGATACTGCAAAGGCAGTAATGAACTTTGTGCAGGGCAGGGCTACAGAAGTTGATAGCTCACTTATAAGCAGAAGTAATGGTGCTACAATGCTTCTTACGGCTATCGAGGGGAATAAAAAGGCGTGGGACAGTGTTGATAAGGCGGCAGGGCGTGAACTTGCTCCTGCTAAAACAAAAACAACCCAAGGAATTCAAGATGTGGCAAAAGCTGTAAAAAACACAACAATATCCGAAGGAAATGTGTACACCAAAGACGGTATAAAGGCGACTATAGGTGATGTCAAAATCGAAAACAATATTGTTGTAGATGCGGAAAGTGTTTCTTTTAAGAATGACGATGCAAAAGGATACGGAGTTCTTGAGAAATGGGCGACAGAACTTAAAAAGCCAGTTAAACTTGTAAAAGGCTTGTACAATGAAAACGGAGATATACTTGACGGTGTGGAAACCGACAGCGGTATTTTCATCAATACAGAGGCGAAGAATCCCATAAAGTGGGCGGCGACACACGAATTCAGCCATACTATGAAAAAGAGTGCCGGTGAAGCATGGGCGAAATATCAGAACTTCGTAGTGGACAAGATGAAGAAAGACGGTAGCTACTACGATGTATTCAATATGAAAGCTATTGCGTACGGAACAAGAGATGCAGCATACATCAATGAAGAAATTGCTTGCGATCACATCGGAGAAACCTTTGACAGTGTGGATGAGCTTGCAGACTTTATTAAAAAAGACAGAGGACTTGCGGTAAGAGTGCGTGACTTCTACTACAAAGCTCTTGACAAGCTCGGTCTCCTTGATGAAAAGAAAAAAGCACAACTTATGTGGCGTGATGCCTACAGAAAAGCTGTGCTGAATGTGAAGGATGGCAAAGTTGAGAGTACTGGGAAAACTGTTGAAAAAAGCGTAAGCGGAACGAGAGTGAGCGAAACTAACGGTGATGACAAAATTACTGCTGATATGGATGAGCATAAAAGGGCGGAAATATTAAAAAAGACCTCGCTTAATGTTGTGGAAGCAAAGTCAGATGCACTAAAATTGACACTTGAAGAAATTAATATCTTAGAAAGTAAGTGCAAAAGCAAAGCACAAGGCGTTATGGAAGAACTATGTGAGAAGTTCGGAGTAGTCAAAGAAGGATACACAAACAACAACATTGAGTTGGAATTTAATTATTCAAAAGGTTCTCTCAGGGAAAGTGTACATAAGCAGAACGAAAGAAATCCTAATTTTCAGGATTTCGCAAAAATGCTCACAGTTTTCGATTCAGTCGTAAAAAATGCGGTGCCTATTGAAAGTCATACAGATAAATACAAAGGAACAAAAAAAGAAAATCCCAATCTTAAACAAAGTTATGTGCTTCTAAGTGCATTTAAGAGTGGCGAAGATATTGCTCCGGTAGAGTTGAATATTCGAGAGTTTAAAAAGTCGGTAGGAAGCAGATTATATATGTCTGTAACTCTTAAAAAAATAAGAGCCGACATCTTGGCGCCATACGATGTAAAAGAACAACGAAATGGCACTCCGTCAACTCTCAATATCAGTATAGCAGAGCTTATAAAAAATGTCAATCCTTCTGATGGAGATTTCTTAAGATATGCTCCTGATGAAATGCTTAATGAGGCGCAAATTGAATCAAAGAGAGAAGCTTTGGAGAGAGACAGACTGAAGATTGAGGGTTTAAAAAAATCAATAAGAGGTACCCGACTCAGCGATGTTGACAGCTCACCTGCAGGTGAAAGCGTGGACACCACTACCGAAGATACATCGCAGAAATTCATTCCTCCCGGTGCTGAGCCGAGGCGTGATGTGAAAGTACCTGAAAGCGTGGAAGAAGATACAAAAGTAAGGCAGTTTGCGAGAACGGCGGCAGAGGCGGAAACACTTACTGATAAAACGGCAGAGGGTGTACTGGAAAATGTAGAAAAGGGTAAGTTTAACTATACACCTATATCGAATAAGAGTGCAATGAAGAATGCCTACGCTTCACTTGACACAATGGGAGTTGAGTGGGTGGAAAAGAAGGTAAACGGTGCGATTTCTTCCCACAATCTTGATAAGAAAACGGTAGCGATGGCAGAAGTGTTATTGGAGAAGTATAGTCAGGAAGGGCAGGAAGAAAAGGCGCAGAGGCTTATTATTGACTTTGCGGCAGAAAGCACCAGAACGGCACAGATCCTGCAGGCAATAAGTATGCTGAAGAAGTTAGACCCGAACTACGAGGTAGCTTACATAGAGAAGGTTATTCAGAACCTTAAAGAAGAGATTGTCGAAAGAAACAATAAGAAGTTCGGAAAGAAACATTCGACAGATATAGAGGTATCGGAAGAGCTTAAAACAAAGCTTATGGAAGCAAAGACCGAAGAAGAGAGAGAAACAATCCGAGATGAAATCTATACGGAGATTGCAGACCAGTTACCTAATACATGGATAAACAAGTGGAATGCGTGGCGATATATGTCAATGCTCGCCAATGCGAGAACCCATGTGCGAAATGTGGTAGGTAACACCGCCTTTATGCCGATGATTGCTACAAAGAATATCGCAGCTAAGTTTGTGGAGCCGATTGTGGCGAAAGCGACAGGTGGCAAGATAGAGCGAAGCAAAACCTTTATAGTGCCAAAGAAGTACAGGCAGTTTGCAATGGAAGATGTAGAGGTAATGCGAAAGGAACTGCAAGGCGGTGGTAAACACAATCCGTCGGATATTATAAGGGATAAGCAGAGGGTGTTTGACACCAAAGCTCTTGAATGGATGAGGGTGAAAGTGGGAGAAAGCCTTGAAGCTGAAGACTGGATTTTCCTTAGACACCATTACAAAGCAGCTCTCAGTAATTACCTTGCGGCAAACAAGATTGACCTTGACAATATGAGTGAGGCTACGCTTGACAGGGCGAGAAGAGTCGCTATTAAAGAAGCGCAGAGAAATACATACCGAGATGCGAGTGCGTTTGCAAATGCGCTGAGTAACTTCTCAAAGAAAAATGCAGGTGCGGCATTATTGGTAGAAGGCTTGATGCCTTTTAAGAAAACCCCTGTAAATATATTAAAAAGAAGTGTAGAATATAGCCCTGCAGGACTTGTTAAGGCACTGACAACGGATTTATACAAGGTTAGTAAAGGCGATATGACTGCCAGTGAGTATATAGACAGAATATGCTGCTCTTTTACGGGAACGGGAGTTGTAGCACTGGGAATGTTTTTAAAATCTCTTGGCGTTATTTCCGGTGCATCAGATGACGACAAGGAAAAGGAATTTGACGAGCTTACAGGTGTACAGAATTATTCATTGACAATTGGTGGTCACAACTATACGCTCGACTGGTTGGCGCCGTTTTCTCTTCCATTCTTCACAGGTGTGGAGATGCAGAACACAATAGATAAAGGTGAAAATATAGGTTTTCGTAACGGGGTTGAGGCACTCAGCAATATGTCAGAACCGTTTTTTGAAATGAGTATGTTACAGGGACTGACGGGTACTGTTGATACTATTAAGCAGTCTAACTCTTCCGAAATTGCCGGAAATGTTGCGTGGAATATTGGCACAAATTATGTTAATCAAGCTGTACCGACTCTTTTCGGACAGGTTGCAAGAACTGTTGACGGAACTCAGAGAAGAAGCTACGATGACAAGAATAAAGATGTACCGAGTGATGTACAGTATTTTGTGCAGGGCTTGATGAAGAAGATTCCGGGGGATTCGCAGAACCTTGAGCCTTATGTTGATGAGTGGGGCAGAGAAAAGAAAACTGAGAATGTGGGTGTAAGAGCTTTTCAGAATATGCTTTCGCCCGGCTATTATTCTACTGTGAAGATAAGTCCTATGGAAAAAGAGCTTAAAAGGCTTTACGGTGAAGTCGGAGACGAGGACGGTATGAAGATATTCCCGACAGCAGCGGCAAAAAACTTTGAACTTGACGATGGCACAAAGAAGAATCTTACTGCAACGGAATATACTGAGATGCAGACGGTACAGGGACAGACGGCATATAATCTTTTGACAGAGATTGTTAAGACCGATGAATACAAGAAAGCTGATGATTACACGAAGGGTGTAATTGTAAGCAAGGTATATGAGGCGGCAAGTGCTAATGCGAGATATACGGTATCTGAGGGAGAAAAAACAAGTAACACTGCATGGGTTAATGAAACCGTTGGAATGCTTCAAGATGGAGATTCAAAAGGTGCAATGAATCATATTATAAAAAGTGGCGTGGAAAAGGTTGAAGGAGAAAAGTTTACAGCCGCAAAGGACGGATACAAAGATAAATTCGAGTATGATGCATCGCAGTACAGTGAAGCGGAAATAAAGATATTTGATACTGTGGAAAGTGACTGGGCAGGTTACCATGCAAGTGTTGATATGGGCAGAGAATTGGAAGATTCGGATTATAAATATATCAGGTTGTATGAGGAGAATCTTTCCGATGATATGCCGATTGAAGAATATGCAGGCGTAAGGGCATATGTAAAAACAGAAGCAATTAAATCCGACCCCGAGGGTAGCGAGAATAATTTGTCATCAAAAGAACTTCAAGATTACCTTGACAGTACAGATTACAATGAAAATGTAAAGGGAGCATTATTTATGGCTCTTGGAGGTTCTACGTGGATTAATCCCTATACGGGACTTAAGAATAACGGCGAAGTACCAAAGGGAAAGAGCGGTTCCGGTAGCAGTTCGGGCGGAAGCTCCGGTGGAAGAACTTCCTCAAGATCGAGTTCGAGGACAACCTCAAGAACAACAAGGTCTACAAGATCCACAACAAGGCGGTCTAACAGATAAAAGTAAAGGCAGGCATATAGGGTAACCTATGTGCCTGCTGTTTTTTTGTGGGGCACCGATACTTGAAAAAGATATGATATAATAAATCTATGAAACACAGAGAGGAGCCGAAAATATGGAAGGCAATTCAATGGAGCTTAATATTCAGAGATTCGCAGAGGGCGGTTCTGATGGTACAAGCTCGAGCGGAAACGCGACAGTCGCTCAGTCGCAGTCGGGCGTAGAAGCGGAAGGTAATTCCGCAAATGTTCCTGTCGCCGGGGAGCAGAAAGAAAATCATTCCGCAATCGATTTAAGCGCATATTCGGAGGAGCAACTCGAGGAGCTCATCGAGAAGAATCCTAATCTGAACAAAACTATGGGAAAAAAGTTTTCAGGTGCGTTTGGAAAAAGACTTGCGGAAGAAAGGTCAAAAATACAGGAAGAAATGAAACCTGTAAACGACCTTATTTACAAATTAATGGCAACACACAACGTTAACAGCTTTGAGGATCTTGCCAAAGTGTTAGACCCTTCTATGATTGAAACGTTTTCTATCGAAAACGGAACAGGAGAAAAAATTAGCCGAGAAATTATAGGAGTCAGAGCAGATAACATCCGCAAAAACATTGAAGAAAAAGCGGCTAAAAAGTATCAAGACGAAATCGAAAGAAGGCGGTTTGTCGAACAAAAAACACGGGAAATGGATGAAGACATAAAACGCACAAAAGAAATTTATCCTAATTTTGACCCCAATGTCGAGATTAAAAATCCCGAATTCGGCAAATTGTTGAAAGCAGGCGTACCGGTAGAACACGCGTACAAGGTTCTTCATATGGATGAAATTGTTGAAGCTGCCAAGAAAGATACTGCAGCGGCATATGCGAAAAGCACAGCGCAGATGCAGGCAAGACCCAGTGAAAACGGTCTTGGTAATCAGGTAGCTGTTAACGGCTCGATGGATGTATCAAAGCTCACAAAGAAGGAACGCGCGGAGCTTGCAAAGAGAGCACAGCGCGGTGAAACTATTACGTTCTGAAGAACGTAACGAAGGTGAGATAATGAGAATTATCACTTAGTAAAACGAAATGAAAAGGATGTGAAAAATTATGTTCAGATTAAATATTCAGCACTTTGCTGCAGGTGAAAACGTACATACCACTTCCGGTATGGCGGCAAACAGCACAGGTGAGGTAACTCCCTACGGGGAAAGCGGCGGACTTTCCGCCGAAATGAAAACCTATTACTCCGATTATCTTATTGATATGGCGGAGCCTAAGTTGGTACATGATCAGTTCGGTCAGAAAGTACCGATTCCCAAGAATAAGGGTAAGGTGGTGGAGTTTCGTAAGTACGATCCTCTTCCTGCTATTACTACCCCTCTTACTGAAGGTGTTACTCCTGAAGGTCAGAAGCTTGATGTAAAGACTATTACTGCAGAAGTTAAGCAGTACGGTGGCTTTATTGAGCTTTCTGATATCATTCAGCTTACTGCTATCGACAATAACCTTGTACAGGCTACAAAGCTTCTTGGCGGTCAGGCAGGAAGAACACTTGATACCATCGTAAGAGAAGTTCTTGCAGGCGGTACAAACGTACAGTTTGCAGAAGGTCAGGTTGACAGTCGTGATGCTCTTGTAGGAGGTCAGGCCGAAGGCAACCACTATCTTACAGTTGATGCGGTAAGAAAAGCAGTTCGTACTCTTAAGAGACACAACGCCGAGACTATCAACGGTTCCTTTGTTGGTATTATTCATCCTGATGCAGCGTATGACCTTATGAGTGATCCCAAGTGGGTTAATGTAAAGACTTACTCCGACCCCGAGGGCATTTATCAGGGTGAAATCGGCAAGATTGAAAATGTCCGTTTCGTAGAAACAAGCGAAGCTAAGATTTTCGAGGGAGAAGGCGCTAACGGCGTTGACGTATATGCTACTCTTATCCTTGGCGAAAATGCTTACGGTTCCACCGAGATTTCCGGTGGCGGTCTTCGTCATATCGTTAAGCAGCTCGGCTCTGCCGGTGCTGCAGATCCTCTTGACCAGAGAGGTACAGCAGGCTGGAAGGCTACAAAGGCGGCTGTAAGACTTGTTGAGCCTTATATGGTTCGTATCGAGACTGCAGCAAGTTTGTGATGATGTAACGGAAGGAGCTGGAAACAATGGCCAGAAAGAACAATACTGAAAATGTGGAAACTACGGTGGTAGAAAACGTTGCAAAAGAAGCTACTGTAGAAGAAGCTACTGTAAAAAATACCAAGTCTGAAAAGAAAATGGTTGAAATTGAGCTGTTCAAGGACAACAAGGACTATAAGGACGATGTTTTCGTTTGTATCAACGGCAAAAACATTGTTGTAAAGCGCGGTGAAAAGGTCGAGATTCCCGAGGCTTACGCAAAGGTTATTGCACAGTCCAAAAAACAGGACAATGCAGCGGCTGACCTTATGGCATCCAAGCAGGATGAGTACCGTAAGGAAGCGGCAAAGCACTAATAAAAACACCGCAAAGGCGGGGCGGATAATCGCCTCGCCTTTATTGTATATAAGAAAGGAAGAAGAAATATGTTAGAACTTAAAAATACTGTTACAATGATGAATAGCGAGGACTACAAAGAAAGATTTAAGGCTGAATATTATCAGACCAAAATCCGCTATGAGAAGCTTAAGGCTTTTAATACAAAGATTGAAGCGGCAAGAAGAACAGAATATACGGCAACGAAGATTACAATGCCTGCGCACGATTGCCCTGAAGGTTTGCTTCAGGAACAGCAAACTATTATGGGACGTTATTTGCACATTCTTGAGCTTCGTGCGGTTATAGAAGGAGTTGAACTGTAATGGATACAAAAAAGTTTTTGGAAATTTGTGTTGACCTTGTTAAAAAGTACACAGAAGAACACCTGGATAAATCGGATGGAAATGTGGAGTTTGACGTTTTTGTAGTATGGAACTGTAAAACCCTTCAAAATAATAAAGCTCTGCTTTCTACAACATTGTTTGATGGTATGTACTACGAGGTTACATACAACGGAGATAAGAAAGAAATATACTTTGATGCTTATAAAAAGTTTGAAAACAGATGTATAAGCATTTAAAGAGGGTGAAGTTATGACGGCAATGGAAGTTGTTGAAAAAGCAAAGAAGTCGGGTACGGTAAACGGTGTTGATGACGAAATGTTATACAACGCCGTAGAAAGACTTGAAATAATGATTCAGAAGTATACAGGTGTGCCGTTCAGGGAGTTTGAGAAAGAAGTTCCTCTCTTTGCTTGTGGCGGTGGTGTGGCTGACGGTTACGACGATATGTACGATAAGTATGTAAAACGTGAGGGATGCTATATCCGTGAAGACTGGGAGTGCTTCGGGAATTATGATGCTTTATTCAATATCGAATGGGATAAGTTCAAAAAAGAATATTTAAGAAAGAACAAACCTGCAGGGCAGGGATTTACTCCCGATTGGAGATGGAATTAATGATGGAGATACACGCAAGACAGGTAATTCTTGACGACAGACGCAATCTGCAGGAAGTTATAGAATCGATTATGGCGAAATTTGATTCTATGAGCACAGGGGCTGTGGAGACGGCTTCAGAGATAGTGGAAGAAGGTGAAACAGATGAGCAACAGATTTGATCCTGATAAGGATTATATGGAAGAAATGAAAAGAAGCGCAGCGGCAGGTGATGAAGCAGGCTTTAACTCGGCGCAGACTGCGAGAAACAGAAAGATTGATGCAACGGGTTCAGGTTATGCGAGAACGAACTACACCATGAAAGATTTTGCAAAGCAGAACGGTATTACTTCAGTTCCTGCTGTGCGTGTACCGGCGAATCCCTACCCCGGAAGAATGTGGGACGCGGAAACTGACCATGCACAGGAGAGTATCAATTCTGTAAAGAGAGGGGATATTCCCGGGGCAATGTATCATGAAAAGATGCACAATGACAAGGACGGTGCGCTGGGGCTTGGTTATGGTGCAAGCGGATACTGGAATTACTTGGACAAGCAAGGACTTGGTGGTCTTCGTGAGGGTAAGCTCCGTGAGATTGAAGACTACTTCGGGAAAGACTTCGAGTATGATTACCGTGACGATGAGCGGTATCAGGCAATAAGACGGCTTAAAGAAAAGGAAGCTGACAAGGCATATGAAGACGGGTATGCGGCACTTTCAAGACAGTTTGACGGGGACATTCCCGTTAATATGATAAACAAGCTTCTTACTACCAAAGGTGAGATTATAGACCAGGCGGACAGTTATATTCCGACGCTTGAACAGATAGCGCGTGATATGTACTACAACAAGGGTAATCAGCTGTACAGTCAGTATGGATTGCTTAACAATCTCGTGCAGGAAGATAAACAGGATTTCTACACGGACAGAGACTTTGTTGCACAGGGTGTAATGAATAATTACAACAACAGAAAGAGCGATGAAGCAACACGTTATAATGCATTGATGGATTTAGCGGCAATGTACTATAATGATGATCCCACCATTAACTGGGATGAAGCAATGAAGAGAGCACGGTCAAGCGACTATATTTGATGGAGAGAGGGGATAATTCCCCTCTCTTATGACACGAAGGGAATGAGGCGAATGGCAGATAAGAAACAGAGGACGGCGGTATTTAAAGGGCTTAACCGTATGCCGTATATTGGCGATGGAGAAATGAGGAATATGAGAAACCTCAGTTCTGATGCGTATCCGTTTATAACAACAAGAAAAGGGCGGAAGCCTTATACATTTATAACGAAGATTCCTTCGCCAGAGGGTGAAGCTTACAGAGATGTTGAGAGATTGCCTGTTCCGTGTATAGAGGAAGATAATAACGTCTATAAGGTAACAACAGATGCGGTTGCTCCCGAGTATGTTTCAGGTGGATTTTATTATTACGATGGAAGCTCGTGGGTGGAAGGAAAAATAAAAAAGGAGCTTTACGGCGTGACGGAAGCTTCCGTAGTAGCATCCGGAGAGGATTGCCTTATCGATTCCACATACAGAAGACGTGAACGAACAGGACAAAGGTATCCGTATTACGCCAGTGCATCAAGTTTCTCAAAATGTAGTTATTATGGTGAATATTGGGAAGAATCTCCGTTGTCGACAGAGGTAATAGAAGGGAAAAGCACAACTTATGTATACAAGGGATTGAGGACAAAGTATGTCGGAGAAACCACGGAAAGATGGGTAAAAGGAAAAACCTATGTATACACAATGTATGTAAATGCCTACTGGACTACCGGAACTATATCGGGCGGAAACAACGGTGGAGAGGTCACCGACATGCCTGTAGCCGCAGCACACTATGCAAGAAACCAATACTATTACAAGTACACCGGAGAAACAACAGAAGAGTTTACAAAGAATAAAAGTTATAAGTGTGTAGTGGATAGCTACTGTGCCTGGGAAGAATGTGAAAGCCAGTATGATGTTGTGGAAGTTTTGCCGGAAGCACCTGAAGAGAATCAGCAGGTGCGTTTCGTCAGTACGCACTGCGGCGCTCCAATGCAAAAGGGATATTACCTTTGCGAAGTGGAAACAGATGTAAATAACAATTTTGTATATTTTTATTCCCTAAAATCAGAAGCGGAAGACTATATCGAAGTAGGATATTTATCTCCGGTAAGTGCAGATAGAGAAGGTGTATACTATAATTATATCGGTCCTGAAGTAAGTGGAGAATTTGCAAGATGTTATTATAACGAATCTTTTTACGATTGGGAAGTAATAGAACATCCTTTGGTCGAAAGAACGGTAACGCTGAATGACTGGCTTGATAATTATGACGGAAGCGGACTTACAAAGATACTTGAGATAGGAAACTTCCGCAGTAATTTGGTAGCGCTTATTATTGATGGCAACGGAGAGTACAAGCTGTATTACAACGAACAATTATGGCCGGTAAATAATGTTTCAGAAGAGGCAGGGAAGAAACTTGTAACGGTCGGAAGCAAGCTTATTGTGGGTGAAGGCGGATGTTATCTTCATCTTAAAGAAAATAAGGCAGAGGACGGAACCGTAACAAGAGAGATTGAATTCTTTAAATCCGGAGAAGCTTTTTCGTGCTCCATTAACGCGGAGAATTTCTATTACGGTAACGGTGGAGACAGAGAGAGGTTGTGGGAAGCTTCAGGTGATGAAGACGGAATTGTGTATATTAAGTTATATGCGCCCTGGGGTGAAGGTGCGCAGTTAAAAGCTCTCTATGAAGGGTTAAAGACGGAAGGAACGGATTTTTCCGTGTATGCAAAGAAGGCCGGAACGGCACACAAGCAATATCTTACAGCGACGAAAGTAACACTTGAAGAAAAGAAGCTCATTCTTGCGTGGATAGTGGGCGACAGAGAGCATCGCGATTATGCGGATGTACTTACCATTAAGGCAACGGGCGGATGGGAAGAGTTTAACTGGTATAGAACTAACGGAGACACGTTGGTATTTGAATCTACAGATCCACATTATTACGACGTTGTTGCGTGGAAGAAAAGGTTATGGGGCTACCGGGATAATGTTTTCTTTGGCACAGTACAGGACATCTTCGACGATTACGGTATAGTAGACTGGAATACCGGCGACAATACATATACGGAAGCTATATCTCAACCATTGTGGCAGGGTGCGGATATTACCGGTATCGCTGCTCTAATGAGTGGACTTGTATACTTTAAAGAGGATAGCATCACTGTTGTGACGGGAAATTATCCTGCGATAATGAGTTCCGATACAATTCCCTGCAGAGGACTTCCTGCAGAAAACAGGCGAAGCGTGGCGGTCGGTAATGAGGCTGTATATTATCTTGGTCGAAATGGCGTAATGAGGTTCGACGGCGGAATACCACGTTGTATCAGTCAGGAGGTAAAAATAAGCGGTACAGAGGCTGTGGGAGCTTCCGACGGAAACAAGTACTGGCTTTCACTTAAAGAGGACAGCGGAGAATATGCACTTTATGTGTACGACATCAATTACGGCATCTGGCACAAAGAGGATTGCACACAGGCGGCCAGCTTCGTAATGCTGAATGGTGAAATGCATATGGCGGTAGGCACTGAGGTTTACAATCTTAATGCTCCGAGAGAAGATGTTCCGTGGGAGTGTGAGTTTTGGTACGATGAGGGAACTCACCAAAGAAAGAAGTACAAGCAGTTTGCCATTCGTGGTGATGTCGGGGACGATTGTGAGCTCTGGCTTAAAGCTGATGATGGTGAATGGCGGCTTATCGGCTCTCCGTACAAAGGAAGCATCAAGCTTATCCCATTTGACTGTGTGGAATTAAGTTTGAAATTAAAAGGTAAAGGTCGGTGCGAAATCAAGAGCGTTGACAGAACATTTGAAATTGTAGAATAGGAGTGAGATAAATGAAATTATTAAGTGTAGAAGAGTTTAAGGGATATATATTCTCGCTGAAGGTGACAAGAAGTGTTAATAAAATACAGCTTCATCATACTTGGGAGCCGAGCTATGATAATTTTAATGGTAGTAACCATTTAGCTTTACAGAAAGGTATGCGCAATCACCATGTGAATACCAATGGATATTCGGATATTGCTCAGCATTTCACGATTTTCCCTGACGGAAAGATTTGTACCGGACGCAACATCAATTCAATTCCTGCAGGAATAAAGGGAGCTAACACAGGCGCAATTTGTATTGAATGCCTGGGTAACTTCGATGTTGGCGGTGACGTAATGACTGTCGAGCAGAAAAATGCAATTGTGAGCGTTGTAAAGATTCTGCTTGACAGGTTCGGTCTTGATGCAAAGACGGGAGTTGTATATCATGCGTGGTGGAGCTCTGACCAAAAGGCACTTGGTACATATGTTCCTGGTAAATCTGTAAAAACCTGTCCCGGTACAGCGTTCTTCGGTGGAAATACAAGGGAAGCTTTTGAAAAGAATTTACTACCTTTGTTAGAAGTAAAGAAGACGCTTCTTGAAACAGGGAACGATATCGTCTGGGAATTGATGAACGGTCCTCTTAAGGTTCAGATAAGCGAAGTTCAGAAGGCGGTCAAAGCTTTGGACCAGGCGAAGAATAATCCGGAGTATAATTCGTTGTACTGGATAATTTATAAGATTGTGAATAACAGGTAAAAAAGGAAAAGCAGAGAGCTTATCAGCTCTCTGCCTATTTTAGTTAACACTATCATAATTCTCCCATCCTAAACATTGTCCACATTCGTTACAATACTTAAGGTAATCACGTTCAAGTATTGCTCCACATCGGGGACAGATTGGATATGCAGCATTTTGATGTATGTGAAGATTAGTTATATTCATTTTGGTACGATAGGATTCTTCTTTCCGGTTCTTTAATAGTTCAAGCAATGCTGTTATCCTCCTTTTCAAACTCGGCTTTTAGTTCGGAGAGGAACTTCGGAACATCCTCACAGAAATAAATTAAATATAACGAAAGTGTGAGTGCACTACAACCGTTCTTGCCATGGTCGAGATTCATAAAGGAGCGGACATCCATTTCAAGAGTTTCCGCCATTTGCTCTTGTGTCAGCCCGAGTTTTGCCCGGGTATAAATGATATTTTGATAAAAGAGTTCTTTTAAAATTTTTGAATAGTATGGTCTCATTGTGGTGCACTCGCTTTCGTCATATTACGACAAAAGTTTAGCAAGCGCAGAAGGATTATAACACGAGCCATAGTTCGTGTTTTGGTAAAAAAATACACCTGCAAATGCAGGTGTGAGGACTATATTGCATCTTCTTCATCAGCGAACTGCGAGAAGTCAATGTTATATTCTTTTGCAATCTTACAAATTGATTTAAATCCTGGTAATGATTTGCCACTTTCTAAATCTTGGTAGTGGCGGACACTCAGATTGAGAAGTTCAGCGGCTTGTTCTTGGGTTTGTTTGTTCTCGTATCGTTTGGAGCGGAGAACATCTGATAGTTTTAGATTGTTGGACAT